GCCGGAAAAGCTTAATTTCACTTTTGGCCTTGATGTAACATTCAAAGACGGGAAGAAAACTCGTCTTCAACTCGGTCTAGGTAATAGGCTTATACGGAATAACTGGTGGATTGGATCAACCGAAATGAAGATGGATCACGGCCAATATAAAATAAACGGTCACTCTGTCGAATTTATCACACTTGATGAGGATAGTTTTGATGTTGGTGGAGCTGTCAAAAACGTGGTTCCTAAAAAGTACGGTGCATTGTATGCTATCGTAAATGATCTTTTCCTTAAAGATTTGTCAGGCGATGTTAATGTGTTCAAGATTGGATAAATAATGACAGACAAATATTATACATACAGGCCGATCTTGGATTTGCTCGGCCTGTCAGAAGGAACAGACAAAGGCCGCGGTTATAACGAAACTCTGGGATATGGGAAATACACCAAGGGCAATCAAAACCTTGTTGGCATGACTCTTGGCGAAATTGAGTTATTGCAGCGGTCTATGCTGCCTAATCCTCTCAATAGCACTGCTCTTGGTCGATACCAGATTATCCGCACTACGTTAACAACTATCAAGAAAACGCTAGGACTTTCCGATAAGGAAAAATTCGACGAAGATATGCAAGATCGGCTGGCTTGCTTCCTGCTCGGCCAGCGCGGAATTGATAAGTGGCTATCAGGCCGCATGTCGGAAAATACGCTGATTGACAACCTTGCTAAAGAGTGGGCTTCCCTGCCTATGACTGATGGAAACAGTGCATACGGCCAAGTTAAAAAGGGTGACAAGCACGTAAAGCAGAAAGCGTCTGTCTCGGTCGCTCAGGTACGAAAAGCACTATCCGAAGTTAAAAAACGCCATACAGAAGGTCAGCCAGCTAAAATTCCTGAAGAATTAGATAGTGATGTTAAAAAGAATTTTGACATTATGGGTTGGCTAGGTGGTATTCTGTCGGGCGGTGGCATTGGTCTGACTGCTCTTGTCGGGTTCGGATGGGAGCAAATCCTTGCATTAACAGCAAGCGTTGTTGTTCTGGCAGTTATGTTTGTTATCTTGCGGAAATTCATCATCAAAGCTATTCAAGAGGCTAGGGGAGTTAAGCCGTGAAAGAATGGGTAATAACTTTGTTGGTTGGGGCTGGCTTTATTGCTGGCTCATTCCAATTCGGCAGAATTTATGAAAAAACTATGTTGGCAGAACGAGCAAAAACAGCCGTTGAAAAACAAATGAGGGCAAGGTCAGAAAATGAGCTTGAAGTTCGTAAAATGGGTGATGTTGCTCGGTGTGCTGCCATTGGCGGCAAGTTGTACAAAAACGGTGACTGTCGGTGAAGCTTGTGTAATTCTAAGAAAACCGCCAGAAATGCAAGCAGAAACACGGGCGCAAATATTCAGAGATAAGCCAGTAAGCCAATGGGTGGCCATGATTAATGCGGATGGTAAATCATGGGGCTGCTGGTAATGGATAGAGACGACTACCTTACAATAGGTCGCCTAGAATCAAAGATCGACACCATACTAGAAGATCAGCGTAATGCCCGTGAAGACAGAAAGCGGCAGTACGAAAGACAAGAGGCAACGGACAAAACCCTGTCTCAAGTCGCCTCAAAGGTAGACCGGATTGAAAAACGCCTGGAAGCTGTGGAAGGCCCAGTCGCTCAATTCAACAAGTGGAGAGAACGCGGCATTGGTGCAATGATGCTCGTTAGCATGTGCGGGGCTACAATAGGTGCTCTGCTCACTAAATACTGGACTAAATTGCTTTCTATCGTCTCAGGGTAAAGGGGGGCTTATTAGGCCCCCCATGCTACATAAAACCTTTATCTGTAATTGGCGGTGTAGGCTTCACTAGGCATCACCTCCTTTCTGCAGTCGGTGGTGAAGGGGCGTGATGCCCCTCTACCTATCTATTAACTGATCAGTATTGATTCGCCATCTTTATCTACCTCATCGACTTGAGTTGAATAGGTTGGTGATAAATAATCGGGATCAACAATGCATACATCCAAATCCCCATGCTCCTCAACCAACTCTTGAAGGCGCTTGATTAATTCACTTACTTTCATTTGTAGTCCTCCCAGTCGTAATCATCGCCTCTTACATAGCTTCGAATTCCTTTGAACATTCCTTCAAAGATGCAGTACAATGCGAATAGGGCAAAGGCGAAACCGCCAGCCATAGACACCGCAATAACCCCGTATGCTAGCCACCATTGCCAATCATCCATTGGTTCTCTCCGTTTTCGGAAGATAACTCTTCCAATTTGGGTCAAAGCGCATATTCATATAAAGCTCTGTTCTTTGCGGTTCAGGGCAAATAGCCCAGCCGATGCGTGAAATCTTCTTAAATAACCACCATCGTAATTTATTCATGTGGGATCTCCTTAGATTTAGCCTCCGCTTTCAACGCTGAATAAGCTGTGCAATCTTCCGCGCTGTCTGAATGATATCCATTATTTGCGAACAAGCGAACATCCTTTAGGATTTGCATGAAGTGCCATCCCTGCGCCTCAGTCAATTCCGTTCCGTGGAATAGGTTAAAAACCTCCACAGTTCGCGCCATGCTGCGTTCGCCTTCCGGGCTATCATAGGTTAACGCCCGATCTTCCATATGGCTGCGGGCAGAGCTTAAAATTCCGATTGCTGATACTTCTGGAGATGGCGGTGTATCAGTCTCATTCCATAAAGCTACGATATCAAAAAATGGGTCATTTGGGATATTTTTACTTCCGTGAGTTCCATCTGACTTATAGCATTTATTAGGTGTATACCCCCGGACATGGGCATCGAATTCATAACCGAAATTTTCCCCGTCAGGTCGATAATTAACATGAGTCACTTTATGGCCTCCCCTAGTCCTATACTCTTTCCCGACTTCCAGCTTAATCATTTCATCCCTTACCTTTAAACTCTTCTCTCAGTGCTTTCTCTACATCGCGCAGGCAAACAAAGTCCCAAAGCACGGTTGTCTTATCTTGCTTGGCCTTGGCGTACTTGCCAACGACCTTGCGCGTATATGCCTTAACTTTCACCACCTTCATTTAATGCCTCCAGTAGAGCATCAGCCTGCATAACTGCATTTTTAACCATGCAGTCTAGCGTGTAATCTTCAGGCCAATTACTCGTATGTGATAAACTTGCGTTCATTCCTTGCAGCACCATCGCAGAGATCATCTCCCGTTTTGTCAGCCCGTTCCGGTGTGCTGCTTCACTGCTAGCAGATGGGTGCAGCGGGAAGGCCGTTTCGTTTTTGTCTGCCATTTCACTCCCCTTTCTCAGTTGGAACATATTCAATCAGGTCTGATACTTTGCACTCCAAAAGGGTGCATAACTTATCAAGAATATCAAGATTGATTGTTTTACGCTTGCCAACAACAAGATTGGAAAAATTAGGTGGATCCATGCCAATCTCTTTGGCAGTTTGGCCTAGTGTGCGGCCTGTTCCTAATGCAGTCTGTCGAATTTTAAGTTTGATCATTTTCTCCGCTTTCTTTTGCAAACTAATTATTATTTTTAATACATTTTCATATTAATTGAAATAGCCATTATGCCGAATTACACCTAAAATTTTATCGGCTTGCTTTTGCGCTGACTTATCCAGTTTTTCACGATCGAATAAATATTGGATAGAATCCATGAATAGTTCCATCGCCTTGGCGAAGTCCGTCCCCTCGTAAACAGAAAGACGCTCTTGCTGGATTAACTCCTCAAACATGTAGTAAATCACCATCATGCATTTACCGTTTGAGAACTCGTTAAGGATTGGCGCAACTTCCTGATAAACTCGGTTTAGCCTTCGTCTTATCTGGGCTTGGTGCTTCGGCATAAGCCCCGCGATTGGCTCAACTGCATAGGCGTTATACGCTGTATCAGTTATAAACTTGTGCGAATAAACTTCATCTTCTGATTTTTGGTAAATGTCCATGTTCTTTACCACCGCATAAATCAGTGCGGGCATAATGGCCGCTTCAATCCTCTGCCTGTCATTCATAGTGTGTTCCCGAATATATCTTTCTTGCGTGTTACGATCTTCTGCGATTTTTCGCGGGGTGGCTTGTCTTTCTTTGCCAGTGATGAACTTGGCTTTTTAATGCCTTTGTCCTTCGCCTCTATGCGCTTCGCCTTGGCGATATTCTTTACATCCTGCTTTGTCTTTGGCGCGTGGCAGCATTCTTGCCCTAGCAGCTTTCCGTCATCGCAGGTTAACGGCCTGCTCTTATCAATCCGCATTGCATCTGGGATTGTGTGGTCAACCTGATAGGGTTTGCGGCCAAGTATCAAGCCGCACCCTTCGCAGATCACCACCCCGTTAACGGTCGCCCTCATTACAATCTGGGCATAGACCTTTTTGCTGAACTCCTGTCTAGCCATCCTGAGCCTCCTTTGCTTTCAGTATGGCGATGCACAGGGCGATGGCCTTGTCTGCGTGGGATCCTGATGTAAAGATTTTACCGGTTACCACACGCTGTTCGTCATCAAGGTATTGGTGATCTTGCTGACTTATAAGTATCCAAGACCACCTGCCTTTAATTGAGGCATCCATAGTGTAAACGCGCCATCCAACCCGCTCTGCCAGCGCAATGGCTGCGTCAACGGAACCACCAAGAGCTCGAACGAAATGGCCCCAGATAGGATCGTGAGAAGGCGTGGCGGCATACCAAGGTGAGGCTCTAATAAGCGCATCTACTTCACGGCCCTCTACCGTTGTCCCCGTCAGCCCTTCCAGCTTTTTGATTAGGTCAGTGGTCACGTCAAAGCTCCCAAGGTTTAAGAAGGTACGCTTTCCGTCCATAAGCGTCACGGTATCCGGTCAATCGTTTCCATATCCAAGGGAAAAAACTGTAATAATAAGGACACGGGATAGCTGGCTCCCACTGTCCTGTTTTCGGATTTAACTGCTGTGTATTGTTATCTGTCATGTCCGTGGCTCCGATGGGTTGAGGGCGGTTTTGGCATGAACTGCAATTCGGAAAGGAGTGTCGTCAGAATTTGCGATGCGCTCTAATGCTTGCTTATACCGGTCACGCTCCGCCCTAAGTTCTGCGTCACTGGAAACGGGGGCGGTGTAATACGGAAGCATTTTTCTTTCAGGGCAGCATGACATGTAGCCCCCAAGTCTCAATTTGCGCATATCCTCTTGCGGGTCATATGTGACACGGTCGCAGCCTGAGCATTTATAATGTGCCGCCTCCTGCTCCTCACTCTGCGCGAGTTTGGCTATAAGCGCGTCACGCTCACGACGAACGGTTTCGGCATCATGAGCGTGTTTGCTTGCGTCAATCTTTAACCGCTCATTCTCCGCCTCGACCTGCGCGAGTTTGACTTCGGCTTCCTTGGCTCTATCTTCGTAATCGTTTCTGTCATTTGCTATATGTGTCGCCAATTCAGCTTCGCGCAAACATTCAGATTTCCAATATTTAATCTCCGCATCCTTCTGCGCAAACACGGCAGCGGCTTGGTCGTAGCGGATATATTCTCCTTCAGGGTCCCTATGCTCCCCGCCTAAACAGGCCAGCAACGATGGCCTGTACCGCACTAACTCCGTCACGTCTGGTACTGCGCGGGTGTTCCAACTGTGTACGGCTGCATTTGGCTTTTTATATTCGCGGGTAGTTAACCCGCAGACTTTACATTCAACCCGTTCACGATACCATTTTGACGGGCATACTTTCCCTTTTACTCCACTGCGACGAAATAAGCGGGCTTCACCTTTACATGAAAGGCACGGCTTCAATTCACTTGTCATTCTTTTCTCTCCTAGATTTAAAATCTATGTGGTTCTCCGCGCCCCATGCGTAGATGAACTCTATTAGATCGGTCATTTCCTGTTTTGACAGGTCGCTGGATGATTGGCCGTATGGCACAAAGCCTTTCCCGTCTAATGATGGCAATAGGCGTATCTCCCGACCTAGTGCCTGCATGAAAATCACCTTCCATTCGTCTGTTGTGTAGTCTTTGCCTTGCTTGCGCTGATGCTCCTGTATCTCAGTAAGCAAAGCCCACATAAGATCATTCTGGGGCAGGCTGCGCTTAGGAGCTTTAAACTCCAAGCGCATACCTTTCGGAGCGCATTTAATCCACTCTATGGCCTTCAATATGTCGGCCTGCGTGTATATAATATGCACCCATCGGCTCATAGCTAAACACCGTAGTTTCTGATGCGCTCAACCAAAGCATTTTTTTCTTCATTGAACCTATCAACTTCTTCGGCCATTTTGTGAATATATTCTTCGTCACGTTCAACACGAACGATCAGAACCGGAAGTTTAGGGGAATACGAAACAAAGTCCCACCATTCGCGGCCTGATATCCAAAGGCAACCTTGCACTTGCGCCTTGTATTCAGGTGGTAGTTTATTCGCTTCAAGCCGTTCAATTTGAATATCGGCTAGGGCTGTCTTAATCTCCAAGCCGCCATTTTCACCGATTAAGCTATCTGGGCTTGCGCCTTTTTCACCATTTCGGATGAAACCAACTTGCTTAGGCACATTCCCCGTGATGAATGAATATGTTTCGCGGGCTACTGGTTCAAGCAAATGGCCGCGCTCGGTATGCACATTTGAGAAACTTTCAGACGGCAAGCCCGTTATAATTTCAGCCGCCAGCTTTCGCATGTATTTTGAGCGTGTTTTGCCTTCTCCCTTTGCCATGACCATTGAAAAATTGCTGGCAGTTGGAATACCCAGTCTGGCTTCAAACCATTCTTCCGTGCCTTGTTCTATATATTCAAAAATCTGCATTATTTTCCCTTCCGTGCGAGTTTCTGGCGCAACAGACCCATTGCACTGTCAAACTCCGAAACAAGAATATCTGACAGGTTTTCAATGTTAGCGCGGGAAAGGAACTGTCTTTCATCCGTTTCGCTAGCAAGCAACAAATCGCGCAATTGCATCTGCTGTTCTTCGGTGATTGTCGGCTTTGTCTTATTGTCAGCTTTGTCACCATCGTCATCGTCGGACGCGGCCAAACCAAAAGCCTGGATAAGCGTATAACGCTGCAAGTATGTGAGCGTAGATCCGATTGCCTGAATAGCGTTCTTGTTGCCAGATGTATCAGAAGGAGCGGAAAGGCTGTTTTCCTCTGAGTGGCCGTCCTTGTGGGAAATAACGCATACTACGGTAATCCCATTGGTCTGCTCTGTTCGGAAACGATAGCGCAAACCGTACTTTGCAATCACTGGATCAATAGCTGCCGCATATGCTGCAAAGTTTGCATACGTCTTGTTGTTATGGCCTTTTGCGTTTTTGCTAACCACAGGGATTTCGGCCTTTGCCATAGCTACAGCTTCATTAAAAGCATTACGCGCTTTCTCTGCCGCAATCTCTTTAGTAAGAGCAATCCAATCACGAACAGCCTGAGCATCAGCACCTTGCCGGATAAGACTAAATGCCATCTGATCAGTTGTCTGTGGTAAAGCCTGCGCCCCTGCATCAACTTCTACAATTTCGTTACTCATTTTGTTCCCTTTCAAAAAAATAGGCTGATCTATTACTACCCGCAATAAAACCAGCCGTCAATTAAATTTATCAATTTGTGCAATTTATTTTATCGTATATGTGCCAAATCATGAACTCTTGTGCATTGGTACTGTTCAAACTTTCCTCCGATATCCCCGCCAATGATATTAAATACTTCGTACTGGATACCGTTCAACTCAACCTTTTCCAGAATGTTGTATTTTTTCTTCACTGGTACAACCAGATCGTTATCATCAAAGCATATTGATCTTTGCGTTTTCATCCCTGTTTGTCTTTCTCTTGCAATGCGGTTCGGCAGTTGTACCAATTTAGAAATTGAACCGAACATGGAGAACAAAATTCCTTTTCGCGGAAGCTGCAGCCGCCTGACCCTCGATCGTCATAGCCGCTTGCCGTAAAGGACATATTCTCTACGATTTCGCAGTTTCGTCGTTCAAAAGGTGATTTGCATCGGTCGCACAAATGTTTAACAGTTGTGATTGTGGTCACTCCGCACCTCGCTTATCTTGCCGTTCGGTTGTGTTTGCCTGCGCCCTATATGTGAAGCTCCACACGCGCCTTGGACGTGGAATGCTGCTGTCTTTCCAATAGTACGTACCCTCTCGGATGACGTTTTCTAACCATGCTATTTCTGTTGGGCTAATTCGCACAGGTCGCCAAGCAAACCATAAGTGAGGGGTTCTTTTGTTTTGCACCCTCTGCACATCGCTATCAAGTTTGAACCTCACTCCGCACCTCGTTTCTCTCCGCCCCATACACTGACGATTTCATGGTTGCGGGTTCGAAGAAATGGCACAAAGTCAGAGCCTTCATACTTCTTTGCCTGGCTCGACCTTGCTTCGATAATCTGAAACCGGTCGCCAATTTGAAGCTGTCTGGATGCCTCTTTTATCGCATCTTCACGTGTCGGGGCATCGGAAACCAAGTCATATGTGTCGTCGCCAATTTCACCTGCGTACCAGTACCATTTAGTCATTATTTTCCTCGCTTATCTCCCGCTAGAGGGCTGGTGTTGAGCATGGCTTGCCAGACCCTATTCCCATTGATGGGGCTTACAGCTCTTAACATCTCCTCTGTCGGATCCTGTAACTCAATGTGGATGAGCGCCAGTACCTCTTTAGCGGAATCCTCAAACGAACCGTCAGATAGAGTGATGACTTCCCGTATGCGGTCGGCAACCAGTTGCTTCAATTTTTCATGCGTCATATCATTGCTCCTTGAAAGAATAATCGATCGATTAAATAAATGGATAGACCGGCAATGATAGCCAATTCTGTAAGAGCTTCATTCAGCGTCATGGCTTAAGCCTCCATACAGAAATAACAACAAGAACGCCCATAAGTAGCAATATGGACCAATCAATAGCCATCATGTCCGTGTCTCCGATGGGTTGAGGGCGGCAATAGCTTCATCCATAGCCTCACCGATTTTCTGCCACTCGTGAGAGGTAAAAACAGCCGGACTGCTTAAATTCATTGGGTCGCGGCCTTTATACCGTTGCCAGCAGTAATCAGTCGCAGCTTTACGCATTGCTGCTTTCTCGGCTTGCAACCTCTCATTCCCCGCCCTCAGTTCTGCGTCACTGGTAACGGGGCCGGTGTAGAGGGGTTTATCCAATAGCTCTAAGACGAAATTGATATGGTCTCTTGCTACTGGTGAGGTCGAAGCAAAGTTATAGGCCTCATCCAAGGCGGCAATATAATCATCAACGTCGATCGCCTCCTGCTTCTCGATCTGCGCGAGTTTGGCCTCAAGGTCAGCAATGTGCTCAAGCATCCCGACCTTATCGCTTTCACATTGTCTCCATCGCGCATCCTTCGCAGCAATCACGGCAGCGGCTTGGTCGTAGCGGACGTATTCGCCACGAATATGCCTTTCTATCTTTCTACCACCCTTGCGAGTAGCCGCTGTATGCATACCGCACCAAATCCGTCTCCGGCTGCGAGGCTGGCACTGCGCGGGTGTTCCATGCTGCTACACCATGAGGAACAGACGAATTTTCATCTTTCTTAGGAAGGAAGGCGGCGCAGCTTGGACAGCATATTCCCGTGAAAGTCCATTTTCCTGTATCTTCATCCGTGCAATCTTGTGCGGGACAAATGCCTTCGCTCATGGAAAGCGCATAACTGCAAAAAGGACACGGCTTCAATTCACTTATCATTTTCCCCTCCATTCAATTCTTTCTTCATCGCCTTCAAAATGCGAGCGGCCATTATTCCAATACATTCGGCACTATAACTTCGTCTTATTCTTTTAATTTCGGCCTCACCTAACTTGAGCGCGGTTGCGACTGTTTGGTCGCCATAATCACTTGTCATGCTGCTGTCCTTTCAGGGCTGGAAAGTCCTCGCTGCAAAGTGTTTCATCTTTCGATAAAACCGCCTCTGCTCCTTTGCGTGTGAGGAAAAAGAGATGACTGCCACCAAACGGCAGGTTTTCCCCATCGCTGAATTTGGCAAGACCTTCTTTGACCATACCTTGCCAGTCGGCATATGAAGGATGCTTACTGCCTGCGATATATCGGTTACGGTATGAGCGTTTGTATGGATTAGGGAGGCCAAGCGCATGACGCGCTAGCTCTATCTGTTGCATCGTCAGCCGCATCACTCTCCCCCTTCACTGGTTGGTGCAGTGGGTAGGGCGCGAATAGAACGGGCGTATTCGCGGGTTATGCGCAGTTCATTCCGAAAACCCCATCCTTTAAGGCCGGACGAATACCTTATAAATCTGGCGTTAAATCGTTCTAATA